GACTTGCCCCAGTAGGCTTTCACCATCTGGAAGCGGGAACCCTTGCCGATGGAGGATTCAGCGCGACGGATGTAGTAGTAATCCAGCAGCTTCGCTTTAAACAGCTTGCTGCTGACAGAGATAGTATCAGCCATAAAAAAAAGCCTCTCAGAGTTAAGAGGCCAGAGGGTATGGAGTTCGTAAAATCCGATGGTCAACTACGCGACAAATTGCTCATAAAAAAGCGTGGCGATCGTGCTGTTGCCGCTGCCGTCGTCGGGCAGAGCCAGAACAAACTCTGGCATGCCGTCATAGGGAAACGCCATTGTCACGCTACTGCCGCCCGTGCTGGTGGCTGTGATGCCCTGGCTATTGCCCTTCTGAATGCCAACATACTGCACGCCACCGTCCGTGAATAACCGGACGCGGCTGTCACTGGCAGCGCTGGCAATATCAATGGGCGCTGGCGCGCCATCAGGCCTTGCGAGGTAGTCATTGGTCCAGGCATCTGCAGCAAACATATCGTAGCGTTCGCAGCGCTTAACCTGGCGTAACGGCACGGCGGGAATATCGAACTGCTGCTGTGTGGCCATGTGCAGGTTTTTGATCTCCGACTGGAGATCGACGTAAGACAATTTGGCCTGATAGTCGATACCGGCGCTGATAAGCGTGATGTTTTCAGCGTCTGCGCTCATCTCAAACGAGATGAATAGCGCTAAGCCGTCAAACACGATGTGAAGCGGCAGCAGCGGCGCAATGATCCGGTCAAACTGGGTTAGCAGCTTCTGAACTGCAACATCCTGCTCCATGTAGCCATACCGCGTATATAGCTCATTCAGCGCCACCGAGATTTGCGCCCGTGACGTCAGGAAGAACTCGCCATATTTTGCTTCTGCAATCGCCAGGCCTTCTTTTGTGGTGAAGAAGGTGCCATATGGTGCCAACTCCTGATCCACCGGCGCATATAGCTCCTGCCAACTGACCGGCAGGTTATCGAACTCGCGCCAGAACGTAGAGGTGATCGGCTTATCGGTGCCTTTAAAATGCACTTCGTCCAGGCGCTGTGCCAGCAGTACGGGCCTACTGGTGTCCGTGGTCTCTGCTACGATGAAAAAGCGTCCATATTCGCTCATGCGCAGCGTCAGATCGTCCTTATTCATCGTGTAGTAGCTTTTGCGGTTGGTAATACGCTCCAGTATCGGCTCTACCGCATCCTCGAAAATGCTCTGGAGAGTATTAGCAAACCCTGACCACAGCTCAGAGCCCTGCTTTTCTTTGGTTAGCCGGTCTTTTACCCAGTTTTTAATCATGGCCGTGCCTTACAGGTAGTTAATATCAAACGTAGAGTTAGCCACATCGAGATAAATAAAATCGTTCAACTGCAGGGCCGTTTTCATATCGTGCGGGGTCAGCTCATAGGAGATAAACAGGTTCAGCTCTTCAATCACGCGCCACAGGTCTTTTACCTGCACCTGTGAGAAGTGCTTACCGGCTGCAACGCCATTCTGATCGCTGTCGCCAAACGTTGTTGCATCCCGTCCGAACCGTGCCTCAAGTGCTTCCTGAACGGCTTTTTTAGCGTCTGACAGAATGACGTTCTTCTTCGCCAGCGCGGTCAGTGAGATCGTGAATGGCTCTTCCTGTGTCCGGACGTAGCGAAACTTCTTATTGATCTCATTCGGAATGGATGTGACAGCTGTCATGAGCAGGGTTTCAAGCTCAGCCTGCGTGTACCCCGGCTTGTGACCACAGAAGAAAATCGTGTTGATGTTGCTTAGTGACTTAATGCCGGTTGATAGCTCCTGTTCCTGCTCACCCCAGGCACTGATCCACGACATACCCGGTACAGCACGATTCAGAAAGTACTTGTAATCACCGCCCCACACTACCTGCTCGTCATAGGCCACGTAGTACTGTGCCCGGTTGCGCGTTTCCTCCGTGCTTTCAAAGCCGCTGCCGCCCGTGATTGGCGTCGTAGTCACGACTTCGATCTTGCTGTTCATGTCGGCAATATTGCCCGCTGGCGTCAGTTTCTGGCCCTGCGTCAGAGTGGTGTCGCCCCGACTGCACCACACATCCAGATCAACCTTACTACCGGTCTTCGGCATCTTCCCGATCGCACCGTCACCAAAGCGCACGCCCAGCTGCTCAGAGGGTTTGTAAACCAGAACGTAATGCTGGCTTGAGCCACGGGACAGACGAAATAACGGGTTATTCTTCCACAGCGTTTTGTTCTCGTTTTCCGTCACGTAAACGTCCATTGAAACTGTTTCCTCCGTAATATCACGCGGCAGCATTACCGTATAAAACGGTGCTTCAGCATCGATTGCGGATGACACGTTGACGTGCTCCATCTGGCGGACGTCGTTCACTACGACGCTATGGCCAGCAGGTATAATCACCACATCGGTTGTGACATAGGGCAGCTGTGCGTTCGACAGGAACTCCGCGTAGATTGGCAGCTGAATGTCTTCGTCTGTTTTATTGGTAATCTTCACACTGCCCCACGACGGCGTGATTAAGTGACCGAGATAATTACGGTCTTCGGCTGCGGCCAGAATGCTTGATCGCTTCGTCGCCGTTGAGATAAAACCCTCAGTCAGACCGCGCTCAGCGGTAGTCTGTGCGGCGTAGATGATCTGCGCGCCAAACACGGCCATCATCTGAATGAACTGGCTGTTGGTAAATTTTTTCCACCAGCTGTTCGCCTGTAGTTGTCCGTTAAATTTTTCCAGTAGCTCCTGAATACTCACAATTTACCCCGATTAACTTTTGTTCATGGACACGGCCAGCGGGCCGTAAGATGTAATGAATGTAATTTGCCAGGTATCGACATTTTGCGGCGCGCAGCGGATAGCACGCAGACCCAGACCAGGCAGATCGATACGCAGCTTGCGGATCAGCGCGGCCTCAATGGCAACTTCCGTTAAGTGGCCGGTTTCAGAGCCTACCGGCTCATGTTTGAAGTCCTGCATGGTGTTCCCCCATCCCGGCAGGCCATAAACGCTTCCCTGTGGCGTTCTTAACCATTCTTCCAGCCGGGCAAGCCAGGCATTAGATTCCCCGCTCTTTACCACTACGCCGCCCTGATCCACGCGCATAAGGCAGTCAATTTCGTTTTGCATGTGTTAGTCCTGCAGTAGGTCGTTGAGCGCCGGATCACTGATGCTCAGGGTTGATGATGTGCGTGGTGCCGGTTGCGCCGTGTTGACCACTTTGTCCGGCGCGGTGTCGCTTTTTTTCTTCGTGACGCCCAGCAGTGCTTCCAGCTGGGTGCGCATACCTTTCAGCTCCTTCAGCATGTCCTGATCGTGATTGCTGGTATCGCCGCTCATCATCGGGCGCATGCCGCTGCGCGGAAGATCGGTCACGTTCTGGATCTGTGCCGGGTGATTCAGAAGCGGTTGCTGTGCAGGTCTTGTCTGCGCCGCACTGCTGCCGCTCAGGTATGACTTACCGGCGCTGGCCAGCGTCTCCGTTCCGCTGTCGAGCCAGCCACCAGCTTTGCTTGTAAGCGGAGAAATGGCGCGCAGAATGCCCGGATCAGAAATGCCTGCCTGGTCCAGCACGCTGCTTACCATGTCGTTGCCGCTGAAGCCCCCAAGAGTCTGACTAAAGGTGTCGCTGATAGCGGGCATTATCGAGGCGCTGACGGCGTTTACCCCGTCTCTTGCACCGCCGAGCATGCGATCAAATAGGCCGCTGGCTTCTGGTGCTGCAGCTGGTGAACGGGTACTGGCCACAGTGATCGGCGTATCAGACGTGGCAGAGCCGGGACGGGCGCGCACGCTGTCGGTTGAAACGTGAGATGTGGCGGCTGGACGTGAACGGCTGGCTATCTGGTCCGGTGACAGTGCGGCCAGCTGGAGGCCTGCCGGGAGTGATTCACCAGCAGGCAGGGACAGGCCGCTGGTGGGACGTTTACGGGACATACCGGCCACACCCAGTGATTCAGTCGCGCCCTGCACTTTGCCGTCAGCCCACTCATTAAGCGCTTTGACCTGGCTCCATGCGCCAGCGCCGGCGTGTTTGATTTTCTCTACTGCGCCGCTGGCTGGCTTGTTCTTGTCGGTTTCCTTTGCTGCAGCAACCTGCGAGACCGTAGGCGCTGTCGTGGCGACTGCTGGCACTGCTACTGCGGGTGCTGTCACAGGTGCGGAAATTGGTGCAAGTGCGGCGGCAGGTGCCACCGCGCCCGCTGTCAGTTTCACCTTTTCGCCAGCAGAATAAAGTGAGTCCGCTGCAATAGGTGCCTGCCCCTGCTTCGCACGCGCTTCATTCACCGATTTCAAGGACTCATCGCTAAATTTCCCGCCGACCCATTTACCATTTTCATTGTGGCCAATGGCGTTCATCATGAAATCGTTCGTGACCTGCGGATTGCCGCCCTCGATAGTGGCAATACCGCGCATCATCTGCGTCATGACTTTTGGATCTTTCAGATTCAGCTGCTCATCGCCACGCACGCCCAGCTTTTTAGAGAGCGAATCCACGTACTGTGACGTGTTGTTTTCGCTCTCCGGCGCGTACAGCTTGATAATGTCCTGTACGGTATTCAGTTTTTGGTATCCGGCAGCTTTAGAGGTGCCTTCTGAATAGCTGGTTAGCTGGTTCGCCAGCGCCCTGAATCCTTCCTCCGGCGTGTTGAATTTGGCAAATCGCGCTTCGCCTTTGCCGTTTTTGGCCTCCAGGCTTGCGCCCTCTTGCCCGACATAGTTCAGGTTGCCAAAGTTGTTGTTGCGGAAGGATCGGACCTTCGCATTTGCGCCACCCACATTAAGATCAGCGCCGATGCTGTTTTTCGCAACGTCGGCATAATCAGCGGTGCTTTTGCCCTGCGTACCTACGCCGTCCTCGCCCCACTCGCCACCCTGCAGCTGTGAACCCAGGCGGTTAATTGCCGTGACGGTTTTGGTAGTGCCATCGGTGATCGCTTTCGTCTGTTCAGCGCTGGTGCCGGTTAGCTTGTCATATACGGCCGACGCACTGGTTGAGAAGGCGCTGAACATGTCACCTACCTTGCTTAGCCCCGAATCCAGCCCCTTAGCTATATCGCCGGTATCAAATGTAAGTGATTTCGCAATCCCGTTCATACCCAGCGCAGAAGCGCCGGACGCCAGCAGGCCGGACGCACCAGATACCAGTCCGCCCATATTCAGCACGTTGGCGGTGGTGTACTCGCTCCTCTGCCTGCCGCTGATGGTATCGCCTTCTTTAACATCAAAGGCTCTCTGCTGGCCGTCTGTGTCGTTGTACCCTTCGTATGCGTCCATGCCCGCGCCGATAACGGTCCCGACTAATGGGATCGCTTTAAGCGCAGTTTTACCGGCGACTTTACCGGCAACTTTCAGCCCTCCCTTTTCCGTTGTTTTCTCAACTGCAGTCTGAGTAGCCTTCTCGCCAGCTTTAGACACTTCTTTTCCAGACACACTGCCAGCGGCAATAGTTGCACCGGCAGCAGCAGTTGTTGCCGCTGCACCGGCGACCGTTGCAGCCTTTTTGCCGCCTTTCAGCACTTCCATTGCCTTTGCCAGCAGACCTTTCTTTTTCGGTTTTGGCTTGGGTTTAGAGGCATCCGGCTTGCCTTTACCGTCCGGCAGCAGATCTCCGGCTACGTCAGCCACATCAGCAGCAGCTGACAGAGGTCCGCGTTTACGGCCGCGGCGTTTACGCCTGCCCGGAATCAGCGAGTCCATCAGCCCGCCAGCGCCTTTACTGGACGTATGAGACAGCTTTTTGACTTCCTCGCGCACGTCGTCCAGAGCATCCACAATGCGATCGTCATTAGCGGCGATAACTTTGGTTTGTTCCTGCGTGACCTGGATAGCCTTAGCCTGTTGAGCGTTTTTAAAACCGTCTGCGGATTTTGGCTTACCGATTGCTGGTGGCGTTCTGGCTTCGGTAGTTACAGGTGGATGAATTAATGGAGGCTCCATTTTCAGCGCAGCGTTGCCTTCCGTTTTACCCTGCATGAAGTTTTTTAGCGTAACGACGTTCTTACCGACTTCGGCAGAAATGTCATACATACCTTTACCCATCATCCAGAGCGGACCACCAGCAGCCGTGCCAGCAATGTCTGCGCCTGAAGACATACTATCGCTGTTCGTTTCAGTGGCAGATTCCAGCATGCTCCCCAGTGATCGGAAAAATCCCTGCTGCTGTTTTTGCTCAGCGCGGCGCGCATTTTTTTCCTGATTTTCAGCTGACGCAGCGGCAGAATCTGTACGTGCTTTAAAGCGGCCTCCGGCATCACGACCAGGCATTTTACCCCCAGCCGTATTGGTTTCAGATTCCAATTCTGAATCAGCTTTCGACCGACGAACAGAACGTACATTTCTGACACTTGAAACGCCACCAGTAACACTCAAGTTGGTTTTTTTATTACCTTTTAAAGGTAAATATTCTTCACTTAGCTGCCCTTTAGACTGCCTCCAGCTATCTAAAGACACGGAATTTTTGTTTTTATTACCTTCTAAAGGTGATTTATCACCTTTCAAGCGTCTTTTTTTGACACTTAAACTGTCATTTATTTCTGTAGGTAATTTTATTTTACTTTCTGTCCTATTTTTGTCCTTTAAAACGTCATTTTTATTATTGATTTTTTCTTTTCTTTCTTCACCTCCTTGCCGGGAAAGGGATCGTGTAACACGCACCCCTGTATTCTCCTGGCGGTTATTCAAGTGTTGAGAAGGGCGTAATTTCGATATTTCCTGACGTATAAGAGCCATTTCCGTTAGTTGGTCACGGCTGGCAATCTCAATTGCGTCAATAATCTGGTTTAATTCCTGGAAATTCTTCATTCAGATCCGCTTCTGCTTCTTCTCAATTGTTCTGTGAGCGTGTTGTTCATCTGAATAGCGCGCCATAAAGGTAGTGCGTCAACGTCACCTACGGGCTGGCGGGCTGTCAGCGTCAGGTTGTCAATGATGGTTAGCCATCCACTGAGGTGAAAATCGTGGAACAAAAAATCCAGAGCGAAATGGGATAAACAGTTGAGTCGTGTTCATCTGCATGCCCTCCTTTTCGCAGGCGCATGGCGGGAGCAGAAGACGAACCTCACCCTGTGTGATTTGCATCAGTAGGCCATGCCGGAGATTGCGCTGCATCAGCTGAATGTGAGCCACCAGCGGCGCGAACTCGAGATCGGGAACCATACTTTCCAGTATGTCGAAGCGGCGATTTGCGGCCTCTTCATAGTCTTCCGGATCGTCATCTAACGCGGTGCAAAGCGCGAACTCCGCGATGCGCATGCGCATAATGGCGGCTTCATAATCCAGAGCGTCAGCATCCGGCAGACCGGCGCGCATACGCTCCAGCATTTCCTGCCCGCGCCCGGTCAACGGCTTAAGTGTCCACTCAGTCGGTACACCATTGACCGGGACATTGACGCGCTCATAGGGCGCAATGGTCAGCAGCTCAACGGTCTCCGCCAACTCGCCCAGATCAAAGTCATAGGTGTGAAGCTCCTGGCAGTGCTCACAGCTGTAGTGAAACGCCTCCAGGTTATCAGCGCGGCTGTTAATCATGATCCACCACAGCGCTGTGCGTCGTTCCTGTGCGGTCCAGTCGCGGCTATCATCAATCGGGCCTTCCTGCAGTGCATTCAGGTATTCCGTAACGCGCCGCTCGTCGCCGAGCACGTCGGGAGAGCAGTACTTTAGGGCGTCTTTGATCACGGGCTGACGGAAGATGATTTCAGTAGTAGGGCGCGACGCCAGCGGCAGTGGAGGAATGATCACTGTGTTGTCCTTCAGAATTTAATGAGGTTTGATGCGGATGATTGAACCTGGTTTGTAATTCCCCCGGTTACTCCTTTCAGCAATCCGTTTGCGAGACTTCCGGCGCTGGTGTACTTCACGAACGTCACCGGAATGGTGGCAAACTCGCCTACGGCATCACGGGCGCGGGAAATCTCACCGATCGTAGTGATAAAGCCTTTCATTTCCTCTTCCAGCGTGGCGCGACCGTCCTGTGAGACGCGATAGATCCGGATGTTAAGCAGGTAGGCTGGCGGCAGATTAAAGGTGCCGTCTCCGTTATGGATCCGCGCACGACGCTCCTTAAACTTCTGGAGAAGTTCGCCATCCTCGTTATCACGAACGGTCATCGAGACAGAGCCCGCCGTAACGTGAGTGGGCTTCACAAACTCGTTACCGCCAATCAGCTTGCTTTCAGTCTCAACATTGCCCGTGCTGTAGGTGATATCTTTCACGTACATGTCCACGCGGGAGAAGCCGTCTATCTCGATGTTCCACTGCCAGCCCTGCGCATAACGGATGCGCATAGCCATTTCAAGGATGGTTTTTGCATTGGCCAGTTCAGGTGGCAGACCGCCATACGATGCGCCGGCGCCGCCGCTCATGCTGGCGGAGGCACGGGATAGAATGTTGGATATCAAATTGCTTCCGGCCTGTTTGGCCGTGCTGGTGGCAAAGCCTTTGATGTTCCCAGCCAGGCCGTTAAAAAAGCTCATAGCGCCCCCTTACCACGTGCTCATTGCGGGAATGATTGCCCGGCTTGCGGAGATCTGCATTTCCAGATCGGTTTTACGCTGGTGGAGCGTTGCCTCGTCCGGCAGAAAGGATGCGTCAAACTTCCCGGCGATGTGCAAACGGCGCAGGCGCTCTACGTTCGGGATAGCGATCAGCACTTCCAGGTAGTCTTCAAGCAGCCCGGTAATGTCTGCCGGTAACTGCGTTTCTTTGTAATCGCAGTCGCGGATATTGCGGAAGTAGAGCAGGGTAAACGGCCATTTCTCGCGGCCAGTCAGCTCAAGCTCAATGGTTGAATCGTAGGGATCGGCATATACCAGCGCGCCATTGAAGTCGTTCACGTTTACCAGAGACAGGTAATCAGACGGAAAAGGGAGGCTTGCGCCCCCCGTTTTCTCAATGCGTTTACGGCCTGGTACACCGGCCCGATCCTGATAAACGCCGAGTGCCTGGCGGAGAAGGCTGGTTAACAGCGCTTCTTCATCCACCAGCAGCGTCGTGAAGCGCGCTTTGACGGCCTCAAGCAGTTCGACCGGCGTCATGATTATTCAGCCCAGTTGTACACAACGCGCAGCGGCATCTTCACAGCTGCAGTGGTGTCTTCAGAGCCAAAATCCACGGCATCCGAATACACCTTACAATGCAGGTAACTGCGGGTCAGGCCAGCGCTATCACCGCCGTTAGACTCTGCTGCAGCAGCAAACGTGAGATCCACATATTCCTTGTTAAGCACCATCTTGCGGACCGCTGCAAACACGTCGCCTTTGATGGTTTCAACACAGGTCATCTGGAACTCACCAGAGTTCTTAATGGAACCATGCTGATTGAATTTCATGCCACCTGGTGCCACGTCTTCCACGTCCTCACGGGCCATTTCCGGCAGCTGAGTGGTACGGATCAGAATAGAGAGATTTGGGTAGCCTTTAACGGTCATCCAGTACTCAGAGCCGATAAGTTTTTCACCCGCGGCAAGGTTCTGGTTAAAGCGCTTTTTCAGAAAAGCCGTGTCGGCTTTCGTGTTGGAAAATCCGGACATTATTTGTTCCTCAGATAAACATATATGGAATATCAGACTGGTTCTGGACGCTCAGGCCGGAGCACTGAAGCGTGACGGTGTTGTGTGTGTAATGCCCGTCCGCAGTGCGTGGCGCGTCCAGCTGGTAGCCGACGCTTCGGATCACCACGTCCATCAGCTTCAGGCGACGGCCAACGTCCATAATCACGGGGAGAGGACGGCGGCCACCCGGCAGCGCGGCGTTCAGTTCAGGTGAGGCCATCTGCTGCAGGGTCATGATCGCGTCCATCACTTCCACCTTTGCGTTCATCGTGGCCATCAGGTCTACAACGATGCTGAACTCAGGCGGCTGCTGGCCTTCCCAGATAAGCAGGGAGTTGAAGTCCGACTTTGATGTACTGCCGCTCACCGCCTGTACGCCGCCCGCCAGCTTGCCGCCAGCAGCACTCACTGCACCGGCGACGCCGCCCAGTGAGTCGTTGGCAAACGGGGATTCCCACATGGATTCAATGCTGGCTGTAGAGCCTTCCCCGATGTAGCCCACAACCATCGACGTTTCTGACGTGATATAGACTTTCAGGAAGGGGCTGACTCCATCCGGCATGATTGCACCGCAGATCATCGCGCTATCCTCATTGCAGCCGGGAATACCCGGCTGCTATCCCTTACAGGCCGCGCTTCTTACGCAGTTTCATCGACTTTTTACGGTGCGCATTTGCCATTGAGCTATGCGCCTTCGTGCGGGCCTTTTTCAGCGCCTGTTTCTGGAGCGACGTCATGCGGCGCTTCTTCGGACGCTTGCGGATCAGCGTAACTACGCCGTCGCGCACAGCTTTGAAGGTCGCTGATTCCAGCATGGCTTCGCCGCCTTCACCGCCAGCCACGGTGTAATCTGCGATCGCTTCGTCATCGTCTACCAGGCCGGAAAGCGCCTCGAAAACGCTCTCAGCGGCGCTGTCGTCGTCGTCGTCGATCATGCTGGTGACGTCATCTTGATCTGCACCCAGGGCAACGGCGGCGTTCGCCAGCTGGCCCAGCGCGTCGTTGAATGCGTCTACCTGCTCATCATCCAGATCGTCGTCGTCAGACAGTGAATCCAGACCGGCCAGCACCAGTGCCAGCGCTTCAAAGCTGTCAGAATCGGCTTCGCCATCGGCCACCCAGCCCGCAAGCAGGGAAGCGGCTACAGAGCGGGTATCTTCGCCAGCGCGACGTTCTACAGCCTCAAACATCGCCACAATGCGCGCCGATGCAGCGTTGCCTAAACCCGCACTTTCCAGCATGGAATCTTTTACGGCTGGCTCTCCAGCCGGAGCTGGTGCTTCGAATGCCGCACCCAGCAGACCATGCGCGTTGTGATTAAAAATGTTGTTCATAATTTCCTCTATTAACGGAACAGCGTTGGCTTGCCGACGATGCGGCGTGAAGAGCCGGTAGGGCAGACAGACCAGGATGCTTCCCACAGGTCGATATCTTTCTGCACGACGGAGACAACGAATGGCTGGGTGCCTTGCGTGACGTCACGCGGCTTAACCAGTGCTTCAGCGGCAACAAAGCGCTCCAGCAGATCGGTTAAGCCGTCAGTCAGGCCTTTGAAGGTAATACCGTCCGGTTCATGCTTCAGCGCTTCTGCCACGTCATAAAAACCGCGTGCGATCGCGTTCATCAGCGAACTGATGTGCTGCAGGCGCAGGTAGTTGTTTTTGGCGAACGTGGTCAGGGAGTCGTCGATATACATGTTCCCGGCTTTGTCGAGGCTGACCGGGTTGATGCGCGCAGTGACAAATGCTTCGCGGTCGATCTCATCCAGGTTCGGGATAGGCTTGATGTTCTGACGGTTGATGATTGCGCGTGACACGCCAGCCGGTGAGTAATGCCAGCCGCCGACGTCGGAGACCAACGCCACACCTTTAGCTTTCGCCACAAACGCATCACAGGAGATACCCCAGTTAACGTTGGTGCCGGTGAATGCGTCGCGGGCGGTATACGGCCAGTAGTAGCGTGCTGGCTGGTGGGAACCGCCGAGACCGTGGCTCAGCGCTTCGGCCATTGCTGCTGCCGACAACTGCGCGCCATGCACGTCATAAAACATGTCGGTACGGGTGTCTTCAGCCAGCTTGACCAGCGCCGCGATCACGGTCGGGTCATAGCAGCCCAGCGACAGCACCGCCGTCCAGGTGAACATGGATTTACGCAGGACAGTCAGGGCTTTGGTGTAGTCCGCCGTGGCAATAGCTGACAGGTCGCCATCAGTGCCGCCGCTAAACTGCATATCTTCGAAGCCTTCGGTGATCTGCTGCATCTGGGTTTCAACGTCATCCGCTACAAGAGCGCGCAGGCGAGTCGAGCCATTTTCCAGTGCGGTTGGCAGGAAGGCAGGCGATCCCATGTCGCTGGTGGCGTTGGTATTGAATGAAATCTGGTGAGATTCCAGCACTGACTCACCACCAGCTGCGTCAATTTCTTTCAGCGTCAGGATGTAGAAGCCCGGTGCCGTTGTGTCTGCTTCCATGCTCAGGGTGCGATTAGCTGAAGCGTCGCCATCCTCGATGTAAATCATCGCCGCAGCGCCTGCCGCCAGAGCCGGATCGGCTGACGGAGCAAAGTTGCTGGCCACAACGCTCAGCTGCTGCATGGTTTTGTCAGCCATCAGAGACAGGGCAGGGATCTTCATACCCGGTGCAGCCACGCGAACAAGATAGCCATCACCGCCGTTAACGGCAGTCGCTACATGGCGCAGTGGTTCAAATGCAGCGCCGCTGCGCGGATGAATTGCTGCACCCAGCACTGACTCATAGTTATCAGCGGTTACGCGCAGGACAGCGCCGATTTTGCCGCGGCGGGCAATGACCAGACCGGCAAAGACGGACGCGCCGCCAGATGCAACGGAAGTCGTCGCATCAGCGTTGACTTCCTGCACCGCAATGCCGGACGCCTGGCCCACAGAAAAACGAATCTTATTCATGTGAAATGTCCATGAAATGCCCCCTTAACGGGGGC